CAAGCGCGACAGCCCAGAGCGTCGGCGAAACTTTCGTGCTCGCCACAACTGCGATGCGGTTCAGAAGAAGAAGGACGTTTTCGCAGCTTCCTATTGGTCTTGCAAAAATTGGTGATTTGATATGGGTTTTTTTAGATCTTCGTTGAGACAAGCCATGAGGCAAAATCCTGCTCAGATAAACAGGCAGATGTCGCTATTAGGCAATAGGCGTGGAATGGGGCTAGATTCTAATAGATCAAGAGGCATCGGGGGCTTGCTTGAGGCGCTTCAAGGCCAAGTGAAGCAGATGCCGCCACCACCGATTCAAGACCTTGGCATGGGTGATATACAAATCTCTCCGATAGAGCGAGGGCCAGACCCAAGGCTCATGGGCAACATGAGCTTTATGGAGTTCGCTGCGTTGCCAGTCGAAGAGCGCCTTAGAATAAGTGAAGAAGGTCGGAAAGCTATTGAAAACGAGGCTATTGGCTCACAACCCAAGATGCCACCACAAATGCCAGACATGATGCAGCAGCTTCAAGAGGCGCTTAGGCAGAAGCAGATGGGTGGTGCTCCACCCCAACCGATGCCTACACCCCGTAAAGGCCCACTTGACTTGGGCGGCATGATTGGAAGGCTTCAACAGCAAATTGAGCAAAGGCAAGAAGCGCCCCCCATGCAACAAAGACGAAGACCCCGTGGAGGATTGTTTTCTCAGCTAAGCGAGAGTATTCCGCAGGATAGAAGAGAACGCCTAGCCAGAAAAATTTCGCAAGATCAAAGGGTAAGGCCAATGGGCAGAAGCTTGCTGACAAAAGGCAGAGGTCGCCCAGACATGGAAGAGATTCGCAGACAAGTTATGCAAGGCATTAACGTGCGCGGGATTGGAATGTAATGGCCGAATCCAATGACCTACAGGCTGCGCTAGACGAGTACGGAAGCTCAGCTTCGCCATACTCGGCTCTGGATCAGTATTTGATGCAGCAGCCCGTGTACGACAGAGGGCCACGGGAAGCGCCAGTAGCGCCTACCATGAGAACCCTAGAGGCCATCATGCCCGATACTGATGAGCAGTTTGCTACTCAGTATGAAAAGATTATGGCGGAGCAAAGGGTGGCAAACGAAGCCGCTGAAACTTCGCGTCAAACCGAGATAGATAGCCTACGAGACTTGTTGCGAGAGGAGCTGTCATCGTCAGAAGACGCTGCACTGGCACAACGCTCGGACATCACAAAGGCGCTTGAAGGCCGCATTGATGAGCTGAGAAGCGGCATAGATGAAGAGACGGTGGGCCTGCGCCAAGCTGGTTTAGATGAAAGAGCTGCGTTGGCGCAGCAAATAGAAGAAGGCGACAGCTTGGTGCGTCAAGCGCAAGAAGCTGCCGCAGGCTCGTTGCAAGATCGCATTGCTACTTTGTCTGGCGACTTGTCAGACATAACAGGCACGATTGACTCCAAATATGACCAGCTAGACGAAATTCAAAAGAACGCTGCTGACGCAACTCAAGGCGAAATAGATTCTCTTAATCAACAGCTTGAGAGCCTGTATACAGATGTAGAGTCTGGCAACGCAGCCCAGTCTGAAGCTATACAAAGCGAGACAGCCAACCTCATTGCTGGCTTAGAGCAGCAGATAGGAGGTCTGGCAGACAACCTTGGCGCGTTGCCACTAGAGTCAATTCAATCACAGCTTGCGGCGGTAAACGATCAAACGGCTCAGTTTCAACAGGCGGTAGATTCAGCGACTAGCGAAAGAGCTGACTTAGCTTCTCGCATTGAGGCTTTGCAATCTTCTGGCTTGACTCAAGATGACTTGAGCGGTTTGTCGCAAACCATCGCAGGGCAGCGTCAAACAGAGATATCATCGGCACTGAATCCAGTGCAGCAACAGATCGATGCGTTGAAAGGTCAAATACCCGGTGAAGTTGACACCGAGGCGCTACGCAAACAGATCACCGATGACATCATGGCTCAAATGGCGAGCCAACAGCCGCCTGCAACCACGACTCCGCCAATCACGGTTGGTTCTGCTGAAGGACAACAAGGCGTTGTTGTTGAGCCTGATCCGTATGATTTTCCAGAACCTGAGATGGGAGCGTACAGCAACGCTACATACGGGATAGGCCCATCTGCATCTGAAGCTGGTGGGTTCAACCCTTATGGCGGTACTGGCTACGACCCAAGAGATTATACGCAGTATGATCCCGGCGATTACGCCAGAGGCACAGTTCCTAAGAAAATACCGATGGCGGAAAAACAAATGACTGGGCGAGTTGGTGACTTTATTCCAGATATGCGCGACATAATGCAAGTAGGCCAGTGAGGTATATGTAATGGCTAGTGATGTACCTGATAACGTAGCGAATCCATCGCTGTACAAGAAGGCAAAGGCAAAAGCAAAAGCCAAATTCGATGTATATCCGTCCGCTTATGCAAATGGTTGGATGGTGCAAGAATACAAGCGAATGGGCGGAACGTACAGAGGCGCTACAGGTGGCGAGGTGACTCTCGATCCGAAGAAAAGCGATCTTAACAATGACGGCAAGCTTAGCGGTTACGAGCGCAAGCGTGGCACCGCAATAGCCAAGAGCATGGCAAAGAACATGAACGGGGGCGGAACTGTGATGGTTCAGGGCCGTGGTTGTGGTGCTATCATGCCAAGCAAGCAAAAGAAAACGAGAGTACCCCGTGGGTAAACCACAAGGCGGACTCAAGAAGTGGTTTGTCAAAGGCAAAGGTGGCAACTGGGTTGACATCTCAGCGCCCAAAGAAGGCGGTGGCTTTGAAAAGTGTGGTCGCAAGAGTGCCAGCGATTCTGATCGCGGTTACCCTAAGTGCGTACCCGCAGACAAAGCTGCGAGCATGAGCAAGAAGCAGATCGCTTCAGCGGTTAGCCGCAAGCGGTCAAAGAAACAGGGTGTTGGTGGCAAGCCTACCAATGTCGCAACTTTCGCTAAAGATGGAGGCGAGATCATGAAGAGCAAAATGGGTACGAAAGGCGGCGCAATGGGCGGCAAGAAAAAGAAGATGATGCCCGGCGGCATGAAGAAAGGCGGGTCAGCCATGAAAGCCAAAGGTATGGCTAAAGGCGGAGCTATGAAGACCAAGGGCTACGCAAAAGGCGGAGCTATGAAAGCCAAAGGCATGGCTAAAGGCGGGGCCATGAAAGCCAAGGGCATGTCTAAAGGTGGAGCAGCTAAGGGCGGCATGAGAAAGCCTTCTAGCAAGAACAGTGGTCTATATGGCCGCAGCTAGTGGCCTATCTTCAAAGCAATATCCCACACTTCAAGACGTGGGTTAGAAGAGAGTACACAGTTAATCATGAGCGATACCACGGCGAGTTTTTACACGCTATGGTTATCGCCGTGACTACAATGCCGACAAGGTGCTTGAGCTTTCAGGTCATATTTACGGGCGCTGAGACTTACGACGATGACGAAGAACCAAACGTACACGGCGGGGCTATGTGGGCGCGGATGCCGATTACGGCGCTGGTTGCCGACACGCCCTTTGATGAGTGGCCTGAACCGATGCCTGTTTGGGCGGCGCAGCCTTGGGACTGTTCTTCTCATAACCACTCTGCTTATGTCTTAGACCGCGCAACACCATGTCCTTGGCTTGCCAAGATTGATGGCGAGTTCTACCCCGCAAAGTATTATTTCACCGTTGATTACACGGAAAATGAGATAGCGGATGATCAAGCACAGCACAAGCAGAGCCATGTCATGGAGCTTTTAGATGCTGGCAAGTGGACTGGAAACATTGTGGCTTTGCCGAATAACCGTGTAAGGGTGACACACCCAGCGTGGTTCGAGACGGGCGACGGCGCTCCAGACTTCAGACCAAGCCAGCATATCCATTACAGCAAAAGCGATTTAGACTACACTCTTGACGTAAATCAGGTTTTCGACAACCTATACGCAGGTAAGAAAAATGGCCGTAAGCGGAAGTAAGGATTTTGAGTTAGACGTAGCCGACTACGTTGAAGAGGCGTTTGAGCGTTGTGGCTTAGAGCTTCGCACGGGCTATGACCTCAAGACTGCTAATCGCTCTTTGAACCTGATGCTTGCGGAGTGGGCCAACCGTGGCCTGAACCAGTGGACGATCAACCAGAAAGTGTTGTCGATGGTCAAAGACACGACCTCTTACACCATTGATTCAACCACACCGACTGCAACGATTGAC